ATTTGTCCCATCTACCCCATTAGCACCATCTACCCCATTTGTCCCATCTACCCCAGTAGCACCATCTACCCCATTTGTCCCATCTACACCATTTGTCCCATCTACACCATTTGTCCCATTACCCGGAGTACCATCGCCCATATTAAGAGGAATGCCACCTATTGTTACGCCATCGCTTAGTCGCAAATCGCCCAAACTCTCATTGTAGAAAATTGTGCCAACACTACCAACATATTCATCGGCGGTAATAGAACCAATCCGCCCAGCTTGTATTTTCTTAATTGTCATCGCCGACTTATCTTCTAGTGAATTTTTGCTGGATCGCAGTGCGTTCAACTGGCGCTTCTTCTACTTCTTCATCTTCTGCTGACAATGCACCAGTATCTGCTAGTACCTGGTCAATTACCGCACTTTCCTTGCCGCCCTGCTGTTTAGCCAATTCGAGTTCTTGTTGTAGCGGGCTAACCATTACTGCATTAACAAGCGGTCCATCGTCAGGCTCTTCTTTACCAGGAGTGCCAACTGTGGGATCACCGCCATCAGCGGGTATAGTAACAGTAATTGGAATATTAATGGTAACATCGCGTGTACCATTTGCTTCCGACATAAATTCTCTTGCTCTCATAGTGTGTTCCTTGTGCTTGCCAATATAGTATTTATGTACTCTGTAAACGTCGAATAAATACAGTTATCAAGGGGATACAATGGCAATAAAAGAAACTTTTACTTACACAAATTATACTGTTTCGATAGAAGAATGGGTATCAACCCTATCCGACACTGAGCAACAAGAATATGCCGAAGCTCGAATTAGGCAAACATTATTTAGAGAGCAAGCAATCGCAGAAGGGATAATGAAGTTTGACCTGGGCAGCGACTCGTATATCTGGCGAGACGAGCAGGCCATAACAATTAATAAACTAACTGATCAAATATGGCGCGAGTATTTTGAAAGATACTTAACAGAAACTAACACTGGATTCCACCGAGGAACTGAAAAAATATGATAATTCAAAAAAATTACGCAGCTGGCTCAGTTGTGTGTTTCAAACTTACCAATGGTGACGAAATTGTGGCAAAATTAATAGCAGAGACCTCCGATCATTACGTAATTGATCGACCATATACTGTTATGCCCAGCCCGCAGGGTCTAGGACTAATTCAAAGCCTGTTTTGCGGGGACATAAATAATAATAACATCACGTTGAATAAACAATTTGTAATTATGCATATTCCGCCTATCAAAGACATGGTTAATCATTATATCCATACTACAACTGGCATTCAACCGGTTACAAACGGAATTATCATTTAATATGGCAGGATTAATAGTAGCAACTGTAGGCGATTTAACTGACCCAGTTGGCGGCGTCTTTAAGAATCTTGCGTTAATACCACCCGGCAAGATACTCCCGGGCCCGCCGGCCGCTGTTACTGTATTTGCAATGGGCAGACCAGTGGCAACAGCAGGCGCCCTAATTTCTACCCATGGTAATCCTACTAATCCAAAACTGCCGGGCTTTAATCCTGTTTGCGGCAAAGCAGTGATACTTGGCGGCACAATTCCTAATATTCTAGTAGAGGGCAAACCTCTTGCAGTTATCACAAGTACTTGTACTTGCGGACACTTCGTCGTTGGCCCCGGGGCTCCTACTGTGTTTGCAGGCATTTTATAATGGCATCGGCACTCGAACTTAATGCAGCCAGTACTATCATCAATGGTGCGGGATTAGCAGCATCTACTAGTATACTGTCTAAGATAACTCAGTATCAATCACTGTCGACTATTGCAGCAATGTCCGCAGCATTTACTGCTGCGTCTGGCAACATTGAAGCAATTGGGTCACTCGCTGCAATCGGCAGCGGTGTAACTAAAGGGCATTATCTAATAGATAGTTACCCCGGCAATGTTGTACCTGCATGTACTGGATCTATTTATTATTACGGAATTATAGATTTACCAATTTATAATAGTGCCGACCCTCCGGTGATCGTCGGATTTACTACTATTAATGTTCCGGGCACAGAAGGAGTTAGTTATACATTAGCCAATCAAGCAAATGGTCCATTTACTGGCTCCTCTCCGGTTGCTAAATTGCAATGTTTTGCAAATGTCTATCAGAAGGCAGCTGGATTTGCTAGTTCAGAATTTGATACTATTAGCTCGATTACTATGCTAGAAGGCAAGACCTACAAGCAAAGCGGCCTCGGATATACCAACTCACAAGACGTTGCAACTGGCGGCCTTGGCCGGAGTGCAGTATTAATAGCCAATGTGGTTAGCCATTGGGGTACCATGTATGACGTACATAACTTTAGTACCTTTAGTAATGTCTATGTATTTGGTCAAAATTTATTAAATCAAGGTCTCGGGAGCTATGGTAATTTGTCACAACAATTTACTAATGCAGGATTAAATGTGACTGATATTACTAAGCCGCCTGCGCCGGTTACTATTACAACACAAACTAGTACTAGTATTTCGACAACAACATCAGTCGGACTGGTAGAATTGCCATCAGTCGGTGAAACTACAACTACCATAGCACCAACTGGTGCAAGCCCAGCAGTAATGGCAAACATTTATCAATCAGTAACTGGATCAAATTTAACAGCAATAATTAGTGCCACTGGCATTTCTAATACTACATTATCGAAGTTAGTAACGCTTAATGACTATTTAGATTTTAATAAAGTAATAACTCCAACCCAGCTAACTCAGCTAGGGCTAGTGGGTATAAAGTCGTTCAGTCAGCTTGCTGCATATTTTAAAGCTAAGTTATCACAAACTAGTTTTACATCTTGGGCAGCAATGAGCTCTTTCCTAACTTCACTCGACATACCAACTCAAACATACACATCCACAAATGCAAATGCTGCTGTGTTGGCCCCGGGTACAGTATCTACATTAACTGAATCATTAAAGTTAGTCACAGGATCAGGCCCATTTAAGAATCCTATTATGTCGGACTTCTTAGGAGCAGCAACTGGTACCGGACCGTATACTGATGCAATCGGTGTAATCATTTCAAGTTACCCAACAGTTTCAGGTCCAACAGCCAATGCATTAACTGCGTTATCATCAGCAGTGACAGCTTTTATAGCGGGAACTATCGACATCTCAGCCGTTGACAGCGGCGTGTTAGCAGTTAATGCTGCATTGAATGGCATCCCGGATAGTAAAGCCCATCTTGCTGCTCAAGATGCTTGGTACAGAAGTTTAAATAAATTAACATTAGAAGTTAGTCTTCTTAATTCTGCAGATTATAAAACATTTGCCCCCGGTAGTGCAGCAATTCTTAAAGGATTTGCAACTGGCATCACTAGTTCAGCAGCTGATAAAGATCAAATAAAAACGTATGATGTTATTATGGGTATCATTACCGCCGATGCAGCGGGTGATGTTATTAGAGCTGCAATAAGTGAGTCTATTAATAGAAGTAAATTACAATCCGTTGGTATTGTATCATCGTCGGACCCACAGCCGTCCATGGCAATTATCCAAGCTAAGAACCAAAACATACCAATAAGCACATACTTAAAGCAGAATAAGTAGGAGTTTAATGGCAATTTTTGTCAAACTCGTTACTTATGACTGGTGTCATCTACTAACATAGTATTTTAACTTTGTGCTGCCAGGAGTAAATACTCCACGCCTCGTAAAAAAGGCGTTTTTAAAGGAGGACGAAAATATGAAGAAGATGATTTCTGTCATCGTATCTATGCTCGCCCTGACCGTAATGGCACCCGGTCATGCTGAAGTAAGTACATCTGGGGTAGGCCCAGTGAGAGCAGGTATTGTAGAAGTATCAAGTAAAGACCATGAGTGTCTAGCTAGGAATATTTTTTACGAATCCGCAAATGAACCAACTGAGGGGAAAGTTGCTGTGGGCATTGTTACTATTAACCGTGCCCAGGACGATCGCTTCCCAAATTCTATATGTGGAGTAGTTAAACAACGGACTATACTCGAACGAGTAAGTACCGTAACGACTCATGTAAAGTCTTGGTTCACAGTTAAAGAAGTAAAGACACAAGTTCGCAAACAAGTCGCAGTATGTCAGTTTAGCTGGAACTGCGAGGGTAAAAAGGCCAAGCCCCATGCCCTGGACGAACGGTGGGAAGAAAGTAAACAAATAGCACACGAATTATTATCAGGCGGCTTTGTTGACTTGCGTTTTAAATATCAAGACGCTATATATTTCCATGCAGTACATGTTCGCCCAAGTTGGGCCGGCAGCAAGAGTCGTATAGAACGAGTTGGCGGCCACATCTTTTACGGTGAGCGTCAATAAGTCGAACTTGACATAACACTGCCTTTAGTATATAATAAATATTATTACATATTTAAAGGCAGTATTATGAGCAAAACGGGACAAGAGCTTGATTTCGAACTTGATGAACTTGATGCTGAAATTGCCGACGACGATTATGGCTTTATACTTGGCGCGGACGGGGAATTAAAGTCGTTGTTTTTACCCGACGTTATCCCATTTAAATCCCCAAAGAATGTTGCTAAAATCTTAAAGATATTCGGTATCACCGACGTATCTAACTTCAATACTAACCCAACACTGCATTAAAACGGTTGACAATAACCCTGTTTTAGGGTATAATATACACTTGGCCACTAAAAGTGTACTGTACAGTTTAAATCTTATACTTTAGTACTACCTTTTTAATACTTGACCCGAAATGCCTTTTATTGTATAATTAATACATGGAAGCAAAGAACACTCGTAAACGTAGGCAAGATACCAAACATGCTGTGTACATGTTAGTAAACACTAACACTAACGAGTCGTACATTGGTATCACTGTCTGCGGTGCTGAAGTTAAGAAAGCACTCAAAGTTCGTATGCAAAAGCACGTTCGTCGTGCAGTTACAGAGAACAAAGACTGGGCACTTTGCAAGAGCATTCGAAAGCACGGTGCAGAAGCTTTTGTTGTACTGTTAGTTGATATCGTGCGTGGCCGTAAGCCAGCTCACGCTGTGGAACGTGAACTTATTAACGGCAATTTGCCAGCATTGAATACACACTGAGAGCACACGATATGACTGTAAAAGAATTGATAGAAGCATTATCCAAATTGGGGCAGGACAAAGAAGTTTGTTTATACAATGGTGAATGGGAAACTAATGATCCACTTGATCACATCACCGAAGACACTGACAGCGTAACTTTTTTCTAAGGAGTCATAATGATTACCGTAGCAAAATTTGAAGGTAAGATTGTTGAAATTGTACGAGTGGCTGATGCTGTGCAGTTTAGTTCCGAGCGTGGCTGGGTCTGCATCACGCAACAAGTGGGACAGCCTACTCGCAAGCAAACACAATTTAAATGGGTGCCAGCCACTACTAGGTTTGACTGGGTTCGCGAATTCTCAACGGAAGTATAAAATGAGAAATCTTGTCATTGCACGTATTACTGAACTTTGGAAAACATATCATATACTGGAACTTGACTTGCAGTTAAGTGACTTGCCCGAGTTAAGCAATGCAGAATTGCTAGATGTACTTGAAGATATTATTACAATTGAAGCCGAGGGAGAATACAAATGATTGATACTATTGCGTTGGGACTAGCTTGGCTGAGTGTTGTACTCAATGGTGCTGCACTGTATATGCATATTAGGTATCTATGATTAGTTTTGTATTAAGCATCGGATTTATATTACACACTGGCTGCGGACTAGACGGCGAAGATATTGTTGTGATCCGCAATTTAAAATATTACGGTTACGAAACTTTAGAAGCTTGTGATACAGCAGGGAAACAAACAGGCCGCGGCTACAAATGCCGGAGGGAAACAGAATGAATCTTAGAGAACTCAAAGAACAAGTCGATTGGTTGTATGAAAATCAAATGCGATCTGTACACCAACTACCCGAAAGTATCACAGTTGGCATTGTAATCAAGACTGCCGGGTCAGCGGGCGGAACTCCTGTTGTTGGTGTTAAAAATATCCACGCAGGTTTTGATTGGGACAATGGTAAGCTGTTGATTTATCCAGAATCTGATGTGCGCGAAATCAAAGCCGATGAGTTACTTGCCCTGCGTAAAGCCAATGAGAAAGAAGGTTGGGCACAGTATGAGAACCGTAATCTTAAATCTGACATTAAGAAACTAACTGCAAAGATTGCATTACTAGAAGGCAAAGAATGAACGAACATACTAAAGCATGGATCGACGGTGCAACATACGAGCAGTTGCTCTCTAAATGGAGATATGCCGCAATAGGCGATCCATGCTTTCAAGGTGACACCGGCGAGTATTATTCTAAGATTATGTTTGAAAAGAAACAAACAGTTGATCATGTGCAAGCATCCAAAAACGTTGGCTGGGGCAGTTAATATGAACGAACGAATTCGAGAACTTGCTCTACAGGCTAAACTTGGGCCTGCTCTCTTGTTACGTCACTGGGGAAATATTGATGTCTTAACAGACTCGGAACAAGAAGGATTAGAGCAAATAGAAAAGTTCGCTGAGTTGATTGTTAAAGAAATGTGTAATATGATGGAACAATGCGAAGATGACTGTTATAGTATCGAACCAAGCGAAAGACCAACTGCATATATTGAATGGCTGTATGATTGGCGAACAAGATTTGAAAAACATTTCGGAGTTGAAGAATGAACGAAGTTTGTAAAAAACGTCTACGGATAGAATCCAACCTGCAAAAATACAATCAACAGTTAAAGGATTTGCAGGAGACTTGTGAGCATATCAATGTTCAAAAAATACATAGAGCAAGCACAGGTAACTACGACCCATCAGCAGATTGTTACTGGACGGAATTTACTTGCATTGACTGTAACAAAAAGTGGACCGAGGAAGGATCCAAATGAACAAAGAATTAATCCAAAAACTGTTTAGCAAGTCTTGCTGGGACGAACAGGCAGAAGTAGATATTGAAGATTTTATCAGTGTCGAAAAGTTCGCTGAGTTGATTGTGAGGGAATGTGCCGATTTATTTGAAGTTGAATATGGGCAGACGGAAGTTAACGGTAATGAAGTTGCTCGGGTTTTGAAACAACATTTTGGAGTTGAAGAATGAACGAAGATTTCGACACAGTGCCGCAAATTGATTTGTTTAATGTGTATCTTCGTGAAACTGATGAAGATCGTCAACGTGTCGGTCCTGCCCTTGGATATGCAGAAGAAGAATGGGAAGCGTGGCAAGCTGGGTGGAACGCTGCAAAGAAATATTTTGGAGTTAAAGTATGAGGCAGTATATCACTAACAAGTATCATTCAGTTAAACTGCCCAATGAACCCGGCATGATTGAGTGGCTACATAAAAATTACCCGCATAGTGGATATATAGTAGTAGACATTAAGGAATACAAATGAACGATAAAGATCAACAGAACTTAGAATTCTTGCTTAACTCTAGCAAAGAGATTATTGCCGATTGGTTTGCAATGATGGATCATGATGAGCATATGTATGCCCTGGAGTTACTTGCAATTGCCAGTGCTGAATTACACACCCGTTCAATTATGCTAGATTTCCAAGAGAAACAAGAACCTGAACTAGAAGACTTAACAATGGCAAATGCAGTAATTGCACAGTTCCTTTTGAAGTAAATTACGCTAGTATTTTGGTTGACCGTTAATGGGTTTAATAGTATAATTAATACTTAAACAGCAAACGGATAGGACTTAAAATGATCCCGTTAATTGACCTTAATAAATGCGAGTATCAGCCTAAATTAGGCCAATTGAAGCTAGCATCGGAATACGTAGGCATACCAAATGCAATACGTATTCGTAGTCATCACACTGGCCGCACCATTTTGTTTCGCCCAATCATGGAGAATCATCCCATGTTTGATCAAGACAATTGGGATGGTGAACAACAGATTTATGAACCCGTTGATCCGGTGAAAAATGTTCAAACATTAGTGATATATAATCAATATTAATAGTTTATGAGAAATGTAAAATTAGTTGACGCAGTAATTGCCCTACATAAAATTGCACGTCTAGTAGAAGAAGAAATAGGGATTGGTCAACTAAGTGATGACATTCGTGAAAACGCCAATAGGTTGCATACTCTTAGTCTAGTAGAACGTAAGTATGCACAGAATGCCGCAGACGCAATCAATCAAGCCAAGGACAGCAAATGACTGATACTAACTACACAGGTGATGATGGTAGTGTGTTTCTGCTGAGTTGGGATCAAGAAGGTCTCGAATCCTGTATTAACGCAACTGATATGGAGAAGGAAAATGTATGGGCAGCACTAACCGACAGCAAGCTGAAGAATCACATGCATCAGATTGTTACCATGGTGATGATGAGAGCTCAAGCAAATCCCCAACGTCATTATGAAGTTTATACTATCCACGTATTAGCAGGTATTTCAGAATACGATATACGCAAAATGTTTGAGGATAATCCCCAGGCCGCAGCAGAACTAATTCGTAGTCGTGGCACAAAACTAGCAAGCTACCGCGAAGATAAAAGTAGAATTAAAATAACATGAACAAAAATAATCGTTATATCATTCAGTATTCATTGAGCGGAGCTGACCTTGCTGTCTATGCAGCGGCGCTACATGAGTTGCAAGATTCTGCAATGGAAGATGCATTGGCAGTTAAAGAGGAACAAGGTTTCCCCGAGGCAATGGAAATCATCAATCGTGCTAGCCACAAAAATTAAGAAGAACTAGAAATAATAACCGTACTATTGTACGGTTCCTCACTGCTAATTTTACCGTAAATATTATGTAATATAATATTGTATGGATGAAATATAGCTATGAGTAATTTTGCAAATGTGTATTTAGGGGCAACTCCAAATGACGAAACTGGTGATCCGTTACGGAATGCATTTGACAAAATCAATCGCAACTTTGCCGCGCTCAGCGATGGCTCTGCCAACATTGCACCCCCGGGCCCAGTATTCTCAGTAGCTGGTCGGGTGGGAAATATTATACTAACTACTAGCGATGTCATTGGCGCTACGAGTATAGCATATGTCGACTCGCAAGTTCTTGCAGGCAACATAGGGTCTCAACAATATACAAATTCCGCAGTTCAAACAGTTACTGCCAATTTGGATGTAACAAATGCAAACATTACAATATTGTTTAGCAACGCTGCTACACAGGCACAACAGATACAAGTACTAGATGCAAATCTCGGAGTTGCAACTGCCAACATTACTGCACTATTTAATATAGTTGGGACTACAGTAACTCAGGGCGACATTGATGCTGTTAATGCAAATGTCATCGCCGCCAATACTTTTAATAAATCATACACCGACACAGTTAGCTCACAGTTGAGTGGTTATATCACTGCCAACACCAACGCAGCCAACGCAGCCATCATCTCTGCCAATACTGCAATGAAGGGCTATGTTGATTCTCAGGTAATTACCGTCAATGGTAATATCATCTCTGCCAATACTGCAATGAAGGCGTATGTCGACTACCGCGATGGATTAATTGCTGCCGCTTGGGTCGCCAATGCAACCATACAAGATACGGCAATAACTAGTCTTCGTGCAAATGTGACAGCAGCCAATGCAGCCATTATCTCTGCAAATACTGCGATGAAGGGTTATGTTGACTCTCAAATAGTTACAGTGAATGGTAATATAACAACTGCCAATACTGCGATGAAGGGTTATGTTGACGCAGCAACTACTATACTAACTGCTAATGCAGCAATACAAGATGCAGCAATAACTAGTTTGCAAGGGAATATCACAGCAGCCAACGCAGTTATTATCTCTGCCAATACTGCAATGAAGGGCTACGTTGATGCACAGATAGTTACAGTGAACAGTAATATCATCGCAGCAAATAATGCGGTATCAAACCACATTAACACAATAAATTCTGAATTAAGCGGATACATTACTTCTAATATTAACACGGTTAATGGATCTATAACAACTGCCAACACTGCAATGAAGGGTTACGTCGATACGCTTAATCTTAATTTAAGTGCCGCTATACTTTCTAATACTAATGCAGCCAACGCCGCAACTATTTCTGCTAATTCTGCAGTAACGGGTTACGTTAATACGTTGCGAGCAGACATGGTGGCTGCGACCAATGGATCAAATGCAGCTAGTGTAATTGCCAATGTAGCAATGAAGGATTATGTTGACTACAACGTCGGCATAGTTAGTGCAAATTTAGCTTCATTTGAAATTTATGCAAACTTAAATTTTGGATCTAGCAATTACGGCAACACCTCAGTGGCAGAGTATCTTCCATCTGACCCTACTATAACTAGTATACAGGCTAATGTAGGTAATAATGCGGCCAACATCTCTATCTTGTTTGCAAATGCCATAAGTCAAGAAAGTTCGATATCGAGTCTGCTTGCAAATATTATAGCAGCCAATGCAGCTATTATCTCTGCCAATACTGCAATGAAGGCGTACGTCGATTACAACGACAGCTTAATTACTGCGGCATGGACTGCGAATGCAGCCGAACTAAGTGCAAATATTATAGCAGCCAATGCAGCAACTATTACAGCCAATTTGGCAATGAAAGATTATGTTGACTACAATGATGGTATAATTAATGCTGCCTGGACTGCAAATGCAGCATTTCAAGAAGATGAGATTACCGAACTACGTGCAAATGTGACAGCAGCCAATGCAGCCATCATAACTGCTAACGCGGCCATCACAACTGCCAATACTGCAATGAAGGGGTACGTCGACGCACAGATAGTTACTGCGAATGGTAATATCACAACTGCCAACACTGCAATGAAGGGCTACGTCGATGCACAGATAACTACAGTTAATAGTAATATTGCAGGAGCCAATGCAGCTATTATCTCGGCCAACACTGCAATGAAGAGTTATGTTGATGCACAGATAACTACAGTTAATAGTAATATTGCAGGAGCCAATGCAGCTATTATCTCGGCCAACACTGCAATGAAGGGCTACGTCGACGCACTAATAGTAAACGTTGACGCAAATTTAACTTCATTTGGGATTTACGCTAATTCAACATTTGGTACTAGCAATTACGGTAACTCTAATGCAGCAGCATATCTCCCAACTGATCCTACTATCACTAGCATACAAGCCAATGTAAATACTAATTCTGCAAACATCTCTACCTTGTTTGCAAACGCAGCAACTCAATCAATTGCGTTAGACAGTTTAGCAACTGGTGCTAACGCAAACACTGCCGCATATTTATTAATTCACTCTGGCAATATCAGCGGAACTTTAACTACAGTTAGTCAACCCGTTGTAACAACAATGGCTGGGTTAACCAGCTTCGGTACAATTGATGTTAATACTACAGCACAAGGCAATTTAACAGTCGCCGGTAATTTAAATGTTATTGGTAATATAAATGCCACTGGTAATATATTTAATACAACTATCGTTGGTACTAGCGGGCAATTTTTTGGTGATGCGTATGGATTTAATGCATTGTATGCAGGCATTGGTGTTGGATATATAATTGAACCACAAACAGTTCTGCAAGTTAGTAGTAACTATGATGGATATTCCGGACTTAATTCACAGAACATTAATAGCGGCTCATTGGCCTCAACTGATTTGTTCTTACAGCCAGACAACGGTCAAATAACCGACACATACTTAGATCTCGGTATTGCAAGTAGCACATATAACTATCCTAATTATGGGTTAGTAAAACCAAATGACACTTATATACTTTCTCATGGTAATGCTACTACCGGAGGTGGTAACCTAATACTTACAACAGGTACAGAAAATGACATTATATTTGCAGTAGTTGGAAGCAATGACAACAATGAGGTTATGCGTATCACTAGGGCTAACGTTGTTAATATTAAATCCGTAGTACCAAGCACATCTATAACGTCTGGCGCACTTCAAGTAGCCGGCGGTGTGGGCATTGGTGGAAATCTGTATGTTGGCAACCACTTAGTAATCAATGGCACCGGTGTAGATGTTCTTGCTAATTTAATAACAACTACAAATAATATCAATGCAGTAAATGCCAATGTGACCGCAGCCAATGCGGCCATTGTTACTGCCAATACAGAAATGAAGGGCTATGTTGATGCACAGATAACCACAGTCAACGCCAACGTCACGGGTGCCAATGCGGCCATTGTTACTGCCAATACAGCAATGAAGGGCTATGTTGACGCACAGGTAGTCACAGTGAATAGTAAGATCACGGGTGCCAATGCGGCCATTGTTACTGCCAATACAGCAATGAAGGGCTATGTTGACTATCAGATTTTAGCATCAAATGCTGCAATGGTTAGCTATATTAGTACGCAAACTGGTATTATAAACACTGCTTGGCTGGCCAATGCAGCAATTCAAGAAAACGCAATAACTAGTTTACAAGGGAACATTACCGCAGCCAATGCAGCTATTATCTCTGCCAATACAGCAATGAAGGGCTACGTTGATGCACAGATAACTACAACAAATAGTAATATAACAACTGCTAATAGCGCAGTAGTTAGTTATGTCAATGCTCAGATAGTTACTGCAAATGGTAATATAACAACTGCCAATACTGCAATGAAGGGTTATGTTGACGCTGTAACAACTGCATGGACTGCTAATGCAGCAAGTCAAGATACGGCAATAACTAGTCTACGTGGGAATATCATAGCAGCCAATGCAGCCATCATCTCTGCAAATACTGCAATGAAGGATTATGTTGATGCAGTAACAACTGCATGGACAGCAAATGCAGCAACACAATCAATTGATATAGTTAGTTTATCAACTGGCGCAAATGCCAACACTGCTGCCTACCTAACTACTGCCACTGGAAATATCAGTGCCGGTAATATTAGTGCCTCTAAGATCACTACCACAACTGGCGTATACTGGTCTAACAATGGTGCAGCATATAGTAGCGGCACTACGTATACTAGCACAGGTGCTGGCAATGTAAATATCAGTGGCAGTGCAATTAATCTAATAGCAGTTGGCCCAGGCGCAACTACGGTTGGTACATCAACGGCAATACCAGTTGTAACAACTGATGTGTATGGTCGAATAATTTCACTAACCTCCGTTGCTGTAATAGCACCTGCGGGAACATTAACTGGTACTACATTACCGAGTGCAATAGTAACTTCAAGTTTGACTACCGTTGGTACCTTATCTAGTGGCACATGGAATGCAGGGACCATCTCTGGCACATATGGTGGCACCGGAGTCAACAATGGTGCAAATACCTTAACCCTCGGGGGAAGCTATACACTCAATCAAAGTGTTGCGACCAGTGCAAGTCCCACTTTTGCAGGAACTAATTTCAGCAGTATTCCGAATAGTGCGTTAACTAATTCAAGTGTTACGCTCGGCTTGACTGTAGTAACGTTGGGATCAACAGTTAACACTATTACCTTAACAGGAAACATTACTGCCGGCAATGTAATAGGTACTCACTACGACAATGGCAATCGTGCGGTAAGTACCAGCACTGGAAGCGGCAACTTAACTATTGTTAATGCCGGAATTAATTTAACGTTAACTGGCCCCGGAGCGTCAGCTGTAGGCTCTTCTACTGCAATCCCTGTGATTACACCAGATGCCTATGGTCGCATTGCAATCTTAACCACCGCTGCGGTAGTGGCTCCGGCTGCAACGCTAAGTGGCGCCACTTTAGCATCGGGTGTTACTGCAAGTAGCTTAACTAGTGTTGGTACATTATCTGCATTGACTGTGTCCGGACCACTAACTGCCAACGCAATTACAAGTTCAAGTACTATTACAGCGTCGGCTGTAAATTCTGCAACAATCGGTAATGTAGGAGCGGCATTGGTTGGGACGTTAAGTACTGCCGTCCAGACTAATATTACTAGCACCGGCACGTTGGTATCACTGTCGGTTACCAATGGCATTACTGCTGCAAATTTGACGCTAACGGGCACAGTTATTGCTGCCACTGTTAACGCCGCCACCATTGGCAAT